CGCCCAAACCAGGGCGCATGATGTCCTCGCCATCAAGCCCCTTGATCGTCTCGGTCAGATTAACTTTCATCGCTTTTCTCCTGCTATCAGGCCGTCGCATAAGCCTGGAATGCGTAAATCGTGCCGCCGAACATCATCCGGACATAGCCAGCCGAGGCGCCCGCCGTCGGGTAAAGCGATCCGTCGCCGCGCGTGCCAACCGGGTTGGCCGCCGTGCCAAAAGACAGGCCGGCCGCGTCTTGGCCGCTGAGAACGCCCGTGCGAGCCGCAGCCGTAGCGCCACCACCAATGGCAATGCCGTTCAAGCCAGCCGTCGCCGCTTGGCCGAGGGCAATGCCACGGTCCCCGCTGATCGAGGCGCTATCGCCAATCACAATGCCGAAGTTGTTTGCCGCCGCCGTGGTAGCAGCGCGGCCGAAGATGCAGTTCTGGGAGCCGCCAACCGTGCCGCCGGCCGACGAACCAACAATCGTGTTGTTCGCGCCTGACGTGATCGCCTGCCCAGCCTGATAGCCAAGGGCGGTATTGCCCGCCGCCGTCGTCAGGCGCAGGGCTTGGTGGCCTACAGCGGTGCAAAGGGTGCCAGAGACCTGCGAGGATAGGGCTTGCAGGCCCACAGCGACCATCTGAGAGGCGGTGTAAAGCTGCCCAGATTGGTTGCCGATAAAGACGTTGCTACCGCCCGTAACGAGGCTCTGTGCAGTCGTGCCGCCGATGATGACGTTGCTGTTGCCTGTCGTCAGCGAAACGCCAGCATCGCGCCCGATCAGCGTGTTATCCAGCGCGGTCGTCAGGACATAGCCAGCGCGATAACCAATGGCGACGTTGAAGTTGCCCGACATAGCCGCCGTGCCAGCGGTGTTGTTGCCACCCGCTGCGCGCCAGCCCATGATGACGTTATCGGTGCCGCTGGTGACGTTCCAGCCCGCGCCATAGCCCACCGCCACGTTGTCGGTTGCGGTCGCATAGAACAGCGCATTGGTGCCGACTGCGGTGTTCTCAAAGCCGGTTACGTTGGTAAACAGCGCCGTGGTGCCAATCGCCACGTTCCGATAGCCCGTGGTGGTGCTGTAAAGCGCCTTGGGAGCCATCGCCGTGTTGTTGTAACCATCGGTCAGGTTCAACAGCGTCTCATAGCCGACGCCGGTATTGTCATAACCCTTGCGGGATAGGATCATTACCGAGACGCCAACACCGGTGTTGCCGAAGGTGACGTTGGCATTATACGGCCCGCCCTGGCCCATATCCCGGCCCGCATTGATGCCGAAAAATGTGTTGAGCTTGCCTTCCGAAGCGAAAGACGACGGCAACATTTTGGTCAGCCCGCCGCCAATGGCGATGGAGCCGGTGAAATCGGTCTGATTGGGATAGGTGATCAGGCTGCCGGAAATGGCCGTATTGATCGTGGTCGCGCTGCCGGCATTGTTGAGATACAAGGTCGACAAGATGTTGCTGGTGCCGGACACCGGCACCCAGAAATACTGACCATTCGTTGTCGCCGCCAAACCCGCCGACGTGCTGGGGTGATAAGACACCGCAGACGAAGCAATTGACGCAGCCGCCGATGCTGTAGAGGCGCTGATAGCCGCAGCCGCGGCACTCGAAGCCGCCGCCGCCGCCTGCGCCGGGGCGGCATTGATCGCCGCCAACGCCCCAGCACATGCAATGACCGAAGCAATCGAACCTGCCACCGCCACTACGCTCGAAATCGACCCAGCAACCGTCGAAACCAGCGACATATTCGTCGCCACAGCATTGATATTCGTCTCGTTCGCCGCCACCGCGTTGATGTTCGCGATGTTCACATCCGCCGTGTTGACGCCCAACATCAGCAACACATCATCCGCCAACTGGTCGACAGACACCGACCCATTCGCCAGCTCGCCATCGTCCCGCTGGATCTGGCCGATGTTGACCCGCGTCTGCTCGACCGTCTGCCGAACCTCGTTGAATTCCTTGTCCAGATCAGCACCCAACGTGCCTAAACCCCAGCCCGCAAGCGAGCCCGTAAAAATGGTCTGACGATCGTAGGATTCAGGCTGGGCCACAGTGCGCCTCGCTGGCTATGTCGGTTTTCATGGCCTACAAAACATGCACGGCAATTGCAAGAAAAATGCCCCCGGAGCCCGAGCACCGGAGGCATAGTTCGGAGAGGAGCAACCTGGAAGACTAGGCCGCGCCGATTTTGTAGACTCCGCTGGCCGCAATTACAAGCGCCTAAAACCGAAAAAGGCTACGCTCATGCTGCACCTCCTGAAACCCAGCGCCAGACAGTCACGATGGCAGTGATGGGCCAAAGGACGCCAAGGCTAAAGGCTTCCAGTTGCGGCTTGTCGTCAAACGCGGCACAGGCAGCGCAAATCAGAGCCACAATGCTGTAAAGCAGAACAGAGGCGGTAATTATCCCGTAGGTCACAGCCGCACCCCCTTCTGTGCTTCCCGCAACACCTGTGCAGGGCGCGGATCGTCTTGCACCTCGTCAACCGGGCGCTCGTCTGCGTCATGCAGTGGGGCCGTGGAGACCAGCCATGCGATGTAGGTGAGGCTGCCAGCGAAACCGGCAACGGCTATCCAAGCGAGGGTGCTCATGACTGCTCTCCCCGTGCAAGGTCGAGGGCGTCCCGGGCAATGTCCTGTCGTCCTTCTACTTCCAATTCTAGGGGCAACTGCGAACGACATTGTCCAGTGCACGGGACGCAGCCGCAATCTAGCGGGCTGGCAATGGCTCCCAAAGCCTCCACCAGCTTATCCACAACACCAGCTTCAAGGGCTTCGGTGCTGATGTTTTCGCAAGCCGCAGTCATCGCACGAATGCGGCGGGTGCCATCGTCGCGGGCGCTCATGGGCGTTGTTCCTGTGGTGAAAACATCCGCAAACATGGGCGAGGATCAGAGCCACACTTCCATACCTGTCGCTTTGCGCTTGCGTCGCATTGCGCAACAACCTCATTCCAATCGTTGTAAGTTGTGCGCTGCGGACCTTCAGGAAGGTTGCTCATGCACCGCTCTGCCAAGATGATGCGCAATTGCCCTCTCTCAGCCTGATATTGATCATCACCACACCCAGCCAGAGCCAGCGCGGTCAATATGATTGCTACCCGTTTCATGCTCCCATCTCCCCCGTCTCGCGCAACTGCGCTCGCAGCTCCTTGATTGTCGCGTTCCGCGCCCGCAGCGCCTCCGCCTGCGCCGTCAACTGGTTTGACTGCGATGCCACCTGACTGCGAAGCCGCTGCATCTCCTTCGCGCTGTCCGGGTCAATCTCCGTCACCTCAATCGTGCCGCCCTCCTCGACCACACGGCGCTCCAGCATCTTCAACGCCGTCCGCACAAATCCCAGCTTGCGCACCATCTTCACCGGCGGCGCCACCTCCGCCTCGCGATACGCGCTCAACTGCGCCACAATGTCCCGCTCGATTTCCTTCTGGTCAAAGTGCCAGTCGAGCAACGTCTCAACCTCCTCCTGACCGTCGATCATCTCCCGCGTCAGCGGCTCTTCTTCCAACCGTTCATACTGAAAATACATCTCACCACTCCTTTCCGATCATCCCACCTCTGGAGGAGCGTGCGCGCATTGACCTCGGTCGGGGCCGGGTGAGCGGCTTGCCGGCGAATTACCGCGCACACCCCGCCAGGGGTGGGTGGGGAGTGGTGTGCAGGACTCGAACCCGCGACCCTCGGCATTGTTAATCGGCCGATACTCTACCAACTGAGCTATCACCACTCCCCGAGAACGCGGCACCGGGACCAGACGGCACCGCGTTCTGTTGGTTGTGTAGATCGACGTTGGCCTACACGTCAAGCGCAAATTGAGTCCGCGCCGTGCGCGGGGCGAAAATTTGTCGGAGCGGGCGATAATAATTTGACGCGCGGCGGCCGGGTGGTGCCGGGGGGCGGGGCGGCGCGCGGCGAGGCGGCCGGGGTGCGGATCCACCTGCTCGACGTGGTGCGCAACCCTGACAAGGTTGTGCGCTATGCTCTGGGATGCACGGCTAGCCGCGCTCTTGCGCTAGGCCGCAGGGGGAAGGCTGCGCTATACCCCTGCGTTATCGCCTGTCTGGTCGACGATCTGCCCACCGATGGGCTTGGCCTTGCTGGCGATCCCGGCCAGCGCCTGGTCGATCTTGGCAAGCTGGGCTTCCAGCTCGTCCGGTGACATCTCTTGCAAGTCCCGCCTGTCCACCAGGGCGGCATCAGGCTTCACCATGCCAGCCAGTTGAGCTAGCTTCGAGGCCGCTGCAACGCGCACGGATCCGGGGTAACGCTCGTCGCAGCAGTCTTTGAGCGTCTTATAGGCAAGGTTGCCGCCCTCGATCTCGATTTGCGTCATGCGCTGTTGCATGAGGACCGCCGCAACGCGCGGATTTTTGATTAGCCGGCATGCGTCAACATCGGGAACTGAGTAGCCAGCCTGTCGCGCTGCCTCAGTATTTGACATACCCCCGGCTAGCACCCTTTCGACAAAAGCCTGTTGCATGTCCGTGAGTTGACGGGCCGCAGTCGCCATCTCTTGCCATCCCTATTGACACAAATTGAGTTCGTCTATAGTTGTGACCATAGCAGCCAACAAACATGGCCGCAACGGAAAGGAGCAATCAAAATGCAACGCACTCCAAAACCCCGCTTCATCGTGTTCAACAAGGACACTGACGCCGAGGCCAGCTTCCACCATCGCGAAGCGGACGCGCGCCGCGCCGCCGAGGCTCTCAACCGATACGAGGCATGGGAGGGCAACGACTCTCACCCGTGGTTCGTCTGGGACACCGAAGCCTTGGAGCTGGCGGCATGAACCGTGAGCCCACCCTTTACGAAATCTTCCTGCCCGATGGCGCGTGGTTCGGCATCGGCACAGCCGAGGAAATAGCCGACTGGACCGCCGAGGGCTTCATTCCCACCGGCTACACTACCCGCGAATATCAGGAGCAACCCGCATGACCACCACCACACACACGCCGGGGCCTTGGTTCATCGGCGCATCGCCCGAGAAGGGTTATCGCGCGATCCGCGTCAATGATCCGGGTTGCACTCATGGCCGTATCATCGCCGCCATGGTTGAGCCGGACGACGCCCACCTAATCGCCGCCGCGCCGGAAATGTTGGCGGCATTGCGCACGATTGCCAACAGTGAGCAATGCAACGGCGACTCGTTTGTATGTGACTTTGAGACTCTGCAATCTGTGGCCCGCGCCGCCATCGCCAAAGCCGAAGGCCGCGCATCATGACCCGCCGCTTCCGCGCGCTTCTCGCGCTCTTCGCCGCCATCACAGCACAGGACATTTTGCAATGACCGCCACCTTGATCCATTGGGCCGTCATGTTGGTTTTTGCAGCCATCATGCTCGCCGGACTCCGCAGCATCTGGCGCGACCTGACGCGCCGTCTAGACCGTGACCACTATTTGAAGGACTGAACGCCATGACCGATATTTATGACCGCTTCGACGCCGCTACCCGTTCAATCGACGGTTACGCCCTGCTCTGGCATGGTCGCCCGGCTGGTCGCCTTGTGTTCAAGCATGGCGCGGCTTGCACTGCCTATCTGCAACTCTGGGGCGCCGCCATGGTTTCTGCGCGTGTGACTGGAGGCGGCTTCGACCGCTCGACCGCCGCGCTGGAGAACGCCGCCGCGAAACTGACCGAGGCTTTAGCGGATCCCGATTTTGAAGCCGCGCGCAGAGCCTTGCTTGAGGCATTGCCAACTAAGCCGGAAGGGGAAGGCTGGGCCAATTTCTTGGCTGGCGTGGGCTTCGTCGTGGCTGGGGTGACGAACTAAAAGCCGAAACCGGGCTCCGGCCCGGTCCGCCGTGCTTGGTCGCGCGGTGCTGATGATGGCAGCCACCATTAACCACGGAGACGGACATTGGCCTATTTTTCGGAGAGGTTCGACGCTTACGCATATCCCACAGAAACGATCACGGGCGCGGCTGGTCGCTACACACTGACAGCGGAGCTAGTGGCCGATATGGACCATCGCTCGCCTTGGACCGAGGAGGACGGACACGGCCCGGTAAGTGAATGGACGACGCGCGCGAAATTGCCGGGGGAACTGGTGTTGAACGATGACGGCAACCGGCAACGCAGCCGCCGCTATTACGACTTTGCCGAGGCGTGCCGCATTGCGCGCTGTGACGGCTGGGGCATGAAGGGCGGCCAGCTCGAAGGTGAAACCGACCGCGCCTATGCGGCCCGCGCCGCGCGCCATGACTTCGAAGTTTTGCGCGCTTGGTGCAATGATGAATGGCAATATGTCGGGGTTGTTGTCACCGCTTCGATCGACGGCATTGAGTTGGGCTCTGCTTCGGTCTGGGGCATTGAATGCAACTATCCCGGCAGCGACAACAGCTATTTGACCGACGTTGCCGAGGAGCTGGCCCCTGAGGCCATTGAGGACGCCGAGGCGACCCGAGGCCGCCTTGCCGCATGAACCACCCCATAACCATCATGTTCGCCCTCGCGCTGGTCTTCGGGCTGGCGCGTCTGGCGTGGGAAATCTGGAAGGACACACGATGAACCGCCCTGACTATCTCGGCCCGGCCGCTGAGCGCGAGCGCGCTCAACAAATCATCCGCGCCACCCGCACCAGCGGTAAGGCCCCTCTAAAGCCCCAGGACAACGATCCGGCATCCCTGCCTATGTTCGCCGCCCTGGCCGCGCCTTCGCTGCTGTAGCGGCTTCCTAGACGCCCTCTAGGACATGTTGGCCGCATGACTCACATTGACAGACAATCCGGCTCTATGCGATGAAGGCCTTGGCGCTTCGAACCGCCCGACC